GGGTTGTATATATACGGCGAAAACGCGGAAAAAGTTTTTGGGGACAGGTCGACATATATGTCAACGCGCGCGAAAAAGTGGCTGAAACAGGCTGAAAACGGCCTTCTGAGGGCATTTGAGGAAGGTGTTAAGGGTGACTTCGAAAAAATGGCAAGAAACGATAAAAAACGCATGCCTTGCTGCGGGCACCTATCGGCCGTACTTTGACAGCGTTATAAGCATCCTGGCGGACATCCTGGTCAAGCGCGACCAGGTGAACAAGCAGTACAAGCGGGAAGGCTCGGAGCCTGTCGTAGAGCATACGAATACCAGCGGCAGCGTGAACTATGTCAAGAATCCGCTGCTGACCTTATATAACGAGCTGAACACACAAGCCCTGGCATACTGGCGAGACCTCGGACTGACTCCGGCAGGCCTTAAAAAGATTGACGAGAAGGCTATGAAAAGCCAGAAGAAGACCGGGCTCTCGGATCTTCTGAAGGCATTCGAATGACGAGTAAGTTCAAGAACATAGCACTCAAATACGCCAGGGATATCGACAGCGGCAAGAAGATCGCCTGCGTGGAGATCAAGGCGGCGGCGCGGAGGTTCCTTGATGACATCAAACGCAAGGACCTTGAGCTGCACACCAAGGAGCCGGACTTCGTCATCAATGTGATTCAGAACTTCATCCGGCACAACACCGGAGAAGATCTCAAAGGCCGGAGCCTTGTAGGAAAGCCTCTGATCCTGGAACCGTGGCAGATCTTCATCGTCTACAACGTAGTCGGATTTTACTGGAAAGGCACCAAGGAGCGGAGGTTCAAAGAGGCCTTCGACATGATGGCCAGGAAGACCGGGAAGACGCTGTTTATGGCAGGCCTCGCGTTCGCTCTGGGACTTCTCGAAAGAGCAAGCAACTCGAGGATCTATATCGTCGGCGGCACGGCCAAGCAGGCCCGGCAGGCATTCGACGATATCACTTTCTCGATCTACCAGAATAACATCCAGGAAGAGTTCAAGATCCTGGACAGCTACGTCGAACGCAGTATTGAATGGGGAACCAGGGACGAGAACGGTCAGCTCATAGAAGGCCTCCGGATAGAAGCCCTGGCAAGCAACCCGAAGGGACATGACTCCTTCGTCTGCAATATAGCGATCGCTGATGAGATGCACGTCATCAGCGCCTCCGAGTACAACAGATTCAAGGAGGCGATGAAGCCGTACACGAACAAGCTCCTGATCGGCATCACTACGGCCGGAGATAATCCAAATACCTTCTGCTATCGCCGGATGGAGTACGCCATCAAGGTCGTGACCGGGCAGATCAAGGATGATTCGCTGTTTGTGTTCATAGCCAGAGCTGATGCAGACGAAAACGGCGATGTGGACTATCTGGATCCGGTAAACCATGAGAAGGCGAATCCGAACTACGGAGTCACGATCAGGCCTTCTGACATGATGACCGAAGCTCTCCAGGCGCAGAATGATCCACAGCAGCGCAAGGACTTTTTAAGCAGGTCTTTGAATATTTATACATCGGCGACGAAAGCATACTTTGACCTGGACGAGTTCCAGAAGAGCGACTGCAGCTACGACTGGACGCTCGAGGATCTCGCCAAGCTCAAGATCAACTGGTACGGCGGCGCAGATCTCTCCAAGCTGCACGACCTCACGGCCGCAGCGCTGTATGGAAACTACCAGGGCGTAGACATAGTCATCACGCATGCGTTCTTCCCGATAGCAGCAGCCTACAGGAAAGCTGACGAGGACAACATCCCCCTGTTCGGCTGGGCAGACGACGGATGGCTCACGATGAGCAACTCGCCGACTGTTAATCACGCAGATATAGTCAACTGGTTCAAGGAAATGAAGGCCAAGGGCTTCCAGATCCGGCAGGTGGCTTTTGATAAAAAGTTCGGGCGCGAGTTCTACTCACTCATGAAAGCAGCGAGCTTCAATGTGGTAGACGCTCCGCAGTATTATTGGGCAAAGTCGGAAGGCTTCCGGCATATAGAGAAGGCTGCCAAAGATGGCAAGCTCTACTACATGCACTCGGATGCTTACGAGTATTGCATAGCCAACGTCCACGCTATTGAAAAAACGGACGATATGATTCAGTACGAAAAAGTCAGGCCGACTCAGAGGATAGATCTATTCGATGCGTCGGTTTTTGCTTGCAGGTGTTACCTGGAAAACATGGAGAAACAGAAAAAGACAGAGAACTGGTGGAAGTAAAGCATGGGACTTTTTGATTATTTTAAGCGCAGGCAGGCTCCGCCTCGGCAGGTGCGCAGCAGCATCAGATTCATCGATGGTTCAGAGTTCAGCTGGGGAGACATCTGTATATCCGGCGGATATATGACGCTGGCCGAGTGCCCAGAAGTCGTAACAGGCTGCAGCGAGATCGCCAGGCTGATCGCCAGCATGACGATCTACCTGATGAGCAATACAGACAGGGGAGACGTGCGCATCAAGAACGAACTCTCCCGAAAGGTCGACATCAATCCGAACAAGTGGATGACTCGCACCACGTTCATGACGGGAGTAGTAATGAACATGCTTCTGTATGGCAGGGGCAACGCCATCGTGGTGCCGCATACATCAAAGGGCTTCCTCGGCAACTTGGAACCGATTGCGATGGACCGCGTGACGTTTGAGGCGAAAGATACAGACGGATATAAAGTCATCATAGATCAGAAAGCCTACAATCCGGAAAGCCTTCTGCATTTTGTTTACAATCCGGATCCGAGATACCTCTGGAAAGGTCAGGGCTATACAGTCCCGCTGCGACGTGTAGTTGATAGTCTCGGGCAGGCAGATGCTACAAAACAAAGCTTCATGAAGAGCAAGTGGAAGCCGTCTCTGGTAGTCCGAGTAGACGGCATCGCAGATCAGTTTTCCAGCAAGGAGGGTAGAGAGAAGCTGATCGACGAATACATCACCACAAACCGCGTCGGAGAGCCCTGGGTAGTCCCGGCGGACGCCATTAGCATAGATCAGATCAAGCCTTTGACGCTCCAGGACCTTGCCATAGACTCCACAGTCCAGCTGGACAAGAAAACAGTGGCTGCCATCCTCGGCGTGCCTCCGTACCTCCTGGGCATCGGAGATTTTCACCAGGAAGAGTGGAACGCATTCATAAACAATACAGTTCGTCCTATATGCCGCGAGATAGAGCAGGAAATGACCAGGAAACTGATCATCAGCGAGAAATGGTATCTCATGTTCAATATCGCGAGCCTTTACAGCTACGACCTGCAGACGACAGCGGACGTCTACCAGGGGCTCATGGAACACGGCATAGTGACAGGTAATGAAGTCCGCGAGAAGATAGGCATGGAACCGAAGGACGGCCTTGACGAGCTGCGGATCCTCGAGAACTATATTCCGGTAGCAAAGACCGGAGAGCAGAAAAAGCTCAATTAAGGAGGAAAAATGGGAGATAGCATTCAGCTTGCAGGCGCTTCCCGCTTCAGTAGGGAGATGACTGCAGAGTTCAAGACCAGATCCGAGGGCGACGACCTCTACATAGAGGGATACTTCTCGGTATTCGACTCATCGTATCAGCTTTGGGACGATATAGTCGAGCACGTAAGAAAAGGAGCCTTCGAGGAAACACTCCAGAAGGATGACATAAGAGCACTTATAAACCACGACACCACACTGGTGCTCGGCAGGAATACTGCCGGAACACTGTATCTCGAAGAGCGTGATCATGGCTTGTTTGGCCGCGTGCTGATCAATCCGAAAGACCAGGACGCCATGAACGCCTATGCTCGCGTGGAGCGCGGTGACGTCACTCAGTGCAGCTTCGGGTTCGACGTGCTCGCCGATGAGACCGAGAAAGTCGGCGATGTTCTTCATGTCTATCTGACCAGAGTGAAACTGTACGAGGTTTCTATATGTACCTTCCCGGCTTACGAAGATACAGGCGTCTCGGCCAGGAATGCGGCGACGCTCGAAGCAAGACGCAAAGAGATAGCATGCCGCGAGTTCGAAGCTTGGAGGGATTGCCAGCTTATAAAGCTGGGGAAAGGATGACAATATGGCACTTAAAGCTCTCTTGCTCAAAAAAGAGCTTGACGGAAAGCGCAGCGCACTTGCAAAGCTCGAGGAGCGCACTGCCGAGTTCGAGACCAGAACGGCTGATCTGAAGAAAGCCATCGAAGAGATGAGCGACGAATCGACCAACGAAGAGCGCGACGCAGTCGCCGAAGCCGTTGAAAAGCTCGACACCGACAAGGCTGAGCACGACGACAAGGTAAGCCAGCTCCGCCAGGAGATCGAGAACCTTGAAAAGGAACTCGAAGAGGAGGAGAAGGCTCAGGAAGTCCCGGCAGATAACAGGCCGGAGGAAAGGAACAGAACGATGGGAAACATCATCACCAGGGACAGCAAAGAGTACATTGCAGCTTATGCAGAGTACGTCAAGGGTAACAAAAAGGCCGACGAAGTGAGAGCTCTTCTCACCGAGAATGCCAGCGGCACAGTACCTGTCCCGACATTCGTCGAAAACATCATCAAGACAGCGTGGGAGAAGGACGGAATCACCAGCCTCATCAAGAAGTCTTACCTGCGCGGCAATCTGGAACTCGGATTCGAGATCTCCGGCACAGATGCAATCGTACATAACGAGGGACAGGAAGATGTCACTGAAGAGACTCTCGTCCTCGGCATCGTCAAGCTCGAACCGAAGTATATCATGAAGGCCGTCCAGGTCAGCAAGGAAGCTCTGAGCATGGGTCCGGAAGCATTCCTGGAGTACATCTACAGCGAGCTCTCCTACAGACAGATCAAGAAGACTGCAGATCTTCTCGTCGCAAAGGTTGAGGCTGCCGGAACAGTCAGCACAACCTCCGCAGTAGGCGTTCCTGCCATCACAGCCGCAAGCATCGGCGTAGGCACCATCGCAGAAGCTCTCGGAGAGCTCTCTGCAGAAGCCAGCGATCCTGTGATCATCATGAACAGGAAGACCTGGAGCCTCTTCAAGAAAGCACAGTACGCAGGCAGCTTCAGCGTAGATCCGTTCGAAGGTCTGCCTGTTAAGTTCAACAACTCCATCAAGGCCTTCAGCGCAGCTTCGACCGGAGATACCTACGTCATGGTAGGCGATCTCGGATACGGCGCGAGAGCAAACTTCCCGAACGGTGAGGCCCTCGAGTTCGAACTCGACAAGATCACCTACAAGAAGAAAGGTCTCGTAGAAGTCATGGCATCCCGCCTGGGAGCCGTAGGACTCGTCGCGCCGAACGCCTTCGTAAAGGTCAAGAAGTAGTAGTCATCAGCTAAAGGGGGAAAGCTATGAATACATTGATCGCGGTCCCGTGTATGGACCAGGTTCCGGCGCAGTTCGCGCAGTGCCTCTCGATGCTCGAGAAGGTCGACGCTTGCGCCGTATCGTTTAATGTTGGCTCGCTGATCTATACCAGTAGGAATGATTTAGCGATCCGCGCCATCAAGATGGGAGCCGATTATGTATTCTGGCTCGACTCTGACATGGTGTTCAGTCCGGATATACTCCAGAAAATGTTCGAGATAAAGGACAAGGGCGACATTATAAGCGGCCTGTATTACCGCAGAGTGCCGCCCTTCTCTCCTGTGCTCTTCAAGACATTGGAGATCGATGAAAAAGGCATCTGCACCTGGGATGACTTTGAGGAAGTCCCGGATGGCGTATTTGAAGTTGCCGGATGCGGCTTCGGCTGTGTGCTGATGCCGACAGACTTGTTTATAGATATTCAGTCGCGCTTCGGGAGGATGTTCGATCCGATCGGCGGCGTCGGCGAGGATCTTAGCTTCTGCTGGCGAGCTCGCCAGCTTGGCTTCAAGATCGTATGCGATTCAAGTCTCCAGCTCGGGCACGTTGGACATCATGTCGTAACTCGCGATTATTATGAGGCATACAAGAAGCAGAAATGACGACACATGAAGTAAAAGAGATATTTCTGCAGGATATAGGCGAACCTTTTGCAGCCGAGGGCAGGCTTCACTTCTTAGAGTCCGCCCTTGCTGGTGCCAGGGAAGCTATCACTCAGGCAGGAATCGTACTGACAACTGAATCAGATCCGGATGGGATCTCTGTACTGGATGCGAATCTGATTCGGATGTATGCTGCATGGCTCGTCCGCGGCAGGGCATCAAAAGAGCCTATGCCTCCACAGCTGAGACAGGCGCTGCATAGCAGGCTGTTCTCACAGAAGATGGGAGGCCAGTAATGAGACTCGACAGCGGGATCCTGTATCTGAAAAGGCTCTCAAACAGCGCGGAGGCCGGACTCATGCCGGTAATGACGGAGACGCAGACTGGCGTGTACTGCTACGCAGAACGCGTCGTCGGCTTCTCCAGATTCTACGAAGCGAAACAGGCGGACGAACAGGTCGACATGATAGTCAGGATTCCTAGGGTCTACACCGCGAAGACAGGAGACCGC